GCATGTTATGAAATTACTTTAGCGTTATTAGATGGTGTAGACCCCGACACTGAACTTGAGAATTTAGGTATTAGTTCACATAGTTATGCCGGTGTCAGAACTGGCTATAATAGGGACCAGCAACCGATAGAGCACTTAATACATGGTATTCCAAGCCCATTGGCATGGAGATACTTAAAGCCATTTTTACTTGATGGCCGACAATGTATCCTTGATCGGGTGGATTAACTTTACCTCAACGATGTAGTTGAGGGTTGGTTCCGAGTATCAATTGATTGACCAGCAAGTCACTTAGATACTTAAAACAATGCTGGGTGGAGATAGTATTATGTTGAAGTTGAATGTTGCTTGTTTTGAGAATGATGACGTTGATATGGAACTAGCCGCCGCAGAAGCCGCAGCCGCAGAGGCCGCAGTGGCCGCAGATGCCGCAACCGCAGCCGCAGTTGCAGCTAAGGCACGAAAGAAGGCGCCACAAGTATTTAGTCAGGATGATGTAAATAGTTTACTTGCTGCTGATCGACGCAAGCATAAGGAAAAGTTAGAGCAATTAGAAGGGGCTTATAAGGATGCTTTGGAGAATCAAAATTTAAGCACCGAACAGAGGGACCAACTTGAAGATAAGTTGGAAGATTTACAAAAGACTTTCCGAACAAAAGAGGAAACACTAACCTTAGAAAAGAAACAAATTGAAGATAAGTATTCTAAGGAAGTTAAGTCATTAGCTGAAAAAGCTACACAATGGGAATCAAAGTATAAGCAGGCACTTGTTGATAGGGCTCTACAAGACGCTGCTGTAGTGAATGATGCATTTAATATTGGTCAAATCGTTTCTTTACTTCGTCCTATGACAAAGATCGTTGAGAAGACTGATGATCAAGGTCAAATTACAGGCGATGCTGAACCAATGGTTGACTTGACTGATATTGAAACAGAAACTGGAAAACCGACTATCACCCGTAGAACACCAGAAGACGCTGTGCGACGTATGAAAGAACTGCCGTCCCTCTTCGGCAATCTATTCAAGTCAAACGTGGTCAGTGGTATTGGAGCGGGGACTGCTACTGGCGGCAATATGTCAGGTTCGGGCATTGTAGATGTCAAGAAAATTTCTACGGCAGAATACATGCGATTAAGGCGTGAAAATCCTGAAGCACTAGGTTTGAAAAAGCGATAATGTTATACTGCTATCGTCTGACAAATATGCAAAATGGAAGACAGTATATCGGCATTACAAACTCTGTAAGTCGTCGATATACTGAGTATTGTTGTAAATCACCAAAAGCTGGAAGTTACCTTAAAAACGCAATTTTGAAATATAAAATTGACGCATTTAAGTTAGATATTTTAGCTTATGGTCCTAATGAAGAAATATTTCAATTAGAGAAACAATATATAAAACAACTTTGCACTAAAGCACCGTTAGGGTATAATTTATCTGATGGAGGAGAATCAGGTTCGGCGGGATATTGTAAAACTGAGTTACATAGACAACGACTATCTAAGTCACTTAAAGGCAAACACGTTTCTGAAGAAACACGTCAAAAAATAAGTGTAAATGCTAGTAAATATGCAACTTGGGACATGCCTAAAAACTCGAAGGCTATAAGTATTGGGGGTATTGAATATGTTTCAATGTCTGAAGCAGCACGTGCTCTTAATATAAAAGTCTCCACACTTTACCAGCAAATACGAAGACGTTTAGCTGGGAAACCGCTTAGAAATACCCAGGTCTCTAAGTTATTCTCATCTGCCTGGGGTTTTGTATAGTTTAACAAATTGTAACTTACCTTTTGGAGGTAGAAAATGAACGAGATGTATTTATTGAAGGTATCAGTTGCTTGCTTTGCAAATAGTAACGATGCGTTCGTTCCAGAAATGTGGGCGCTCGAGGGACTTGCAGTACTTGAAGAGTCAATGATCATGGCCGGTTTGGTCCACCGTGATTTTCAGAATGAAGTTGCCAACTACGGCGACGTGGTAAATACACGCCGACCTGGTACCTTCAAGGCAAAGCGTAAGACGGACGCTGATAGCATTGCGCTACAGGACGCCAACGCAACAAACGTGCAGGTTCCATTGAATCAGCATTTTTACATTAGCTTCACAATCAAGGATGGTGAAGCCAGCAAGTCTTTCCAAGACCTGCTCCAAATTTACGTAGTTCCAGGTATGCAGGGTATTGCACGTGGTATCGACCGCGCTATTTGTGGTCAGACCCACCGCTTCCTCGCGAATGTTGCTGGCAAACTCCAGGGACTAACTGGTACCAATTCAAAGGATTATTTGCTCGAAGTTCGTGAGCAGATGAATAAGAATCTAGCGTATCCAGAAGGTCGCCGACTCGTGTTGGCCCCCGCTTCAGAAACCGCTTTGCTCAAGACTGACTTGTTCATTGCAGCCGATCAGCGTGGTGATAGTGGTGGTGCTCTTCGTGAGGCCATGCTAGGCCGTGTTCTTGGTTTTGATACCTACATGGCACAGAATCAGCCCGGAGTTTACGGTGCTGCATCTGTTGACACCTTCACAAAGATCGTCGAGCAGGGTGCTCTTGGTGCCGTTGCTGGTACATCCACAGTTACTGTGAATGCCGCTGGCGACACGCCTCCCGAAGGTGCATTCGTCACAATGGCTGGTGATGGCCAACCACGTTGGTGCTTCACTGGTACAGTTGATGCTTCTATCGTTTTGGAAGAGCCACTAAAGTATGACGTTGCTAATCTTGCATTAGCGACTGTGTACAACAAGTGTGATGTCAACACGGCGATGGCTGCGGGTTATGCAAAAGAGGTTATTCTTGATGGTTACACAGCCACCAAAGAGCCTCAAATTGGCCAGATGCTCGCCTTTGGTGTCACCAAGGCAACGCGACACACTTATACCATCATTGATGCGTATGAGAATCCGTCCAATGCCGCGCAGACACTGGTTCTACTCGATCGTCCACTAGAGTTCAATGTGGCCGATAATGCACCAGCGTTCCCAGGTCCATTGGGTGCCTACAACCTTGCATTCCATCGGGATGCCTTGGCTCTAGTCACACGTCCGTTGGCCCTTCCGAATGCCGCGATGGGTGTCCGGGCTGCCGTAGCTGCTTACAACAACGTCGGGATGCGTGTCACAATGCAGTACGACATCACCACACAGGGTACCATTGTTACAATGGACCTTCTTGCTGGTGTTGCTCTACTTGATGTGAATCTTGGCTGCGTTCTACTCGGCTAAGCGTTAAATAATTCTGGGGTCCCTAACGGGACCCCAGAACTTATATAAAGGTTTAAATATATGGATTTTCCTTGGTTCGAGATTATAAAGAATTTTGGTCCACTTATCGCTATAGTTGTATTTTTTATCTATAGAGATTGGCAGCGGGAGCTAAAATTAACCCAAAGGATTGAAAAACTTGAAGACTACCAGAAGAAAATGCTTCAAAATCTTGTAGAAAGAACGACAACGGCGTTAGTCCAGAGTTCAGAATGTTTAAAATGGATGGGACACATCGTAGAACGTCTTACTAGTGTGTGCCCAAAAATATACGGGCAGGATTGTGAAAATAATGTCAGTGATCAATCATAGTTTGAATCGCCGAATTCGGCAAACCCTATATGCTTTGAAGCGAGGCTTCGGAAGCACTGTAAAACTTTATAAACTAAATACCACGACAACAGACTATAAAACGGGTGCCAAAACTGTTGGTTCAACTGTTATTACTATACATCGTTGTATTATATTGCCAGCGAGAATCCAACGTGAAGTTATACAGTCCATTGTAGGTAATCGGGAGTTTGCTTATGGCGGTTCATATGATGCTGATACACGTATTTTTGTAATTGATTCAAGAGATTTACCAAAGGGATATATAATTCAAAATGATGATTGGATTGAGTATGATAATTACAGATATAATCCAAAAATTATTGAAGAATTAGAGCAACATACAGGCTGGACAATTACAGCTAAGAGGGTTATTGGTCCAACTGTCACCGACGCATTGGTTTTAAGTGAACCAGAATTTACAGATGTGAGTGAGAATGATTAATTCTAACTGGCCTCGATGGATTTCTGCATCAGTTGCTGATTACTTTAAAACAGTGACCGATAATATACATCTTCCACTATTGACAGAGGGAGTGGATGATCGAGCGCATAAAACAATGCACTATAATCACGCAGAATTGCGTGTCAATGGTCCTTTTATTCAAGAACCTAGTCATAACTATTACATTTTGAACGTAGACATCAACGTATTATTGACAGAACTTATAGGCACTGATAATGCCTATAATATGACTACGTGGTGTGGAGTAATCCAAAACGCGATGGATGGTCCAATAAACGTGTACCGATATGGAAGCGAAGTGGGGGATGATCAGGTGTGGATCGGATGTCTTGTACCAAGACGTGGGAGTGGGGACTCGAATAAAGTGCTCCATTTTGGGCAGATTAGTCGTGTAGACCCTATTCTTCAGTCTGAAGTAGATGGACGTTTCAAGATGGAACTTTCGTAACAACTATAAACAAACTTTTGGAGGTATAAAAATGGCCAGAATCGAATTGCGTGACTGCACGATTCGTATTAAGGACGGCCTTAGTGGCG